CAAATCATCGCCAAGTGGAATCCAACTGCCGCCAATGAACTCAGTTCCATCGGTGCTGCATACGACAAGAACACCGATCTGTACAACACGAATACGGCTGGAATCATCGTCACTAGGCAGTATTTGGGAGGCAATGCTGCCGCTGTTGTCGAGGTTCAGGGAAGCATCGATGGTGTGCAGTTCTCTCCGATATTCACCGCGACTCATTCAACTCAGACTGGACTTGGCGGTGGCGGTCTTGGGAACGATCTCTGCGTGATGACAAGCGCCGTCATTCCTCCATATCTGAGAATGAAGGTAACGACCTTGCATCACACCACCACTCCAGCAACTTCCTCAGGTCTTGGCCTATATGTCATCTACTGAGGAGATCAAATGCCCAGAAGCAATTTTGTCGAGAGGCTCACGAAATTCACTGATACATCGTGGGATCCCATCTACCTCAAGGCTGGAAATGCCTACTGTCCCTTGAGCACCATCGACATCACGCCGAATGCGGTGTCTTGGTCTGGAACAGTCAGCGTCCGTCCAACCTTCAACAATACGCCATCGCAGCAGTTGACTGGGTTCTTTCCGCCGTTGGTGATCACCGCTTCATTCACGGGAACATCAACTACTTTGTACGCAAAGATCTCCAATTCCTCGATAAGCGGAACTGACTATATGCTCGGAACGGATGCGGGATGGTTCGTTGCATCCAACGGCGCAACTCACTACCCGTTCAAGATCTGCGAAGGACAGCATCTTGCATTCTGCGTTGTCGCCAATAAGGCAACCGGAGCCACGGTGACCATCACCAACACAACTGCTGGAAGCGTACTAGGAACCTTCAGTGCCACAATCAACTGACATCTCCAAGATCCTTGAGCAGCTGCACGGCGCGGTGGCCAGCTCTCTGCTGGAGCGAATCCAGTCAGGAGAAGCCAATGCAGCCGACCTCAATGTCGCCCGTCAGTTCCTGAAGGACAACGGAATCGACGCCAGTGCTCAGGCATCTGAACCGATGCTGAACCTTGCCAAGATCATGCCATTCGACCCAGATGAGGAGGAAGCCGCATGAGCGAGGCTCAGGACAAGCTCAAGGACTTCCGCAACTTCGTGTGTCTTGCGTGGGACCACCTTGGGCTTCCTGAGCCTACCCCAGTGCAGCTGGACATCGCCCGCTACCTACAGAAGGGTCCGCGTAGGCGTGTCATCGAGGCGTTCCGTGGAGTGGGTAAGAGCTGGCTGACCAGCGCCTATGTGGTCTGGCGCCTTCTGCACGACCCGACCCTCAATGTTCTGGTGGTCTCTGCATCGAAGCAGCGGGCAGATGACTTCAGCACATTCACCCTGCGCTTGATTCATGAGATCCCGTTCTGCCAGCATCTGAAGCCCAAGGACAGCCAGCGAAACAGCAAGATCGCCTTTGATGTCGGTCCCGCACCGCCAAGTCAGGCCCCAAGCGTTGTCTCCAAGGGAATCACCAGCCAGATCACCGGAAGCCGTGGCGACCTGATCATTGCTGACGATGTCGAGTCTCTGAATAACTCGGCTACCGCCGTGATGCGAGACAAGCTGCTTGCAAGCACTGCCGAGTTCGAGGCGGTCCTGAAGCCCGGTGGGGAGATCATCTACCTAGGTACGCCCCAGACCGAGCAGAGCATCTACCACGGACTGACGGAGAAGGGGTACGAGATCAGGGTGTGGCCAGCTAGGTTCCCGGAGGAACGCCTCAGGGTGGCCTTTGGAGACCGTCTGGCTCCCATGCTTAGGAACGGAAAGGCTGGAGATCCCACCGATCCAAAGCGGTTCGACGCCATCGACCTGATGGAACGCGAGGCGTCCTATGGAAGGACAGGCTTCGCCCTCCAGTTCATGCTGGACTCGACCCTCAGCGATGCAGACCGCTACCCGCTGAAGATCAACGACCTGATGGTGTTCGGGTTGAACCCGGAGAACGCCCCGGAAAAGCCTGTCTGGGCGATGAATCCCAACAACATCGTGAAGGATGTGCCGTGCGTTGGGTTCAACGGAGACCGCTTCTACGCCCCCATGGAGATCCAAGGCAAGTGGATTCCATACGAGGGCGGAATCATGGCCATCGATCCTGCGGGCCGTGGAGGCGACGAGACCTCCTATTGCGTGGTCAAGATGCTGAACGGCTTCCTGTATGTGACCGCCTGTGGCGGCCTTGCAGGAGGCTATGGGGAGGATGTCATGAAAAAGCTGACATCCGTGGCCAAGGTCAACAAGGTCAACCTGATCCTAGTGGAGTCGAACTTCGGTGACGGTATGTTCACTGAGCTGCTGAAGCCGTATCTGCTCAGGGACTACCCCTGCACGACCGAGGAGGTTCGGCACAACATCCAGAAGGAACGCCGGATCATCGACACCCTTGAGCCAGTCATGTGCCAGCACAGGCTGGTCATCGATGTCGGAGTCATCAAAAACGATTACGAATCCACCAAATCATATGCCAGCGAGAAGGCTCTCCAATTTTCCCTTATCTGGCAGCTCAGTCGAATCAGCAGGGCCAAGGGATCGCTAGCTCACGATGACCGTCTGGACGCCCTCAGCATGGCCGTTGGATTCTGGGCAGACAAGATGGCTCAGGATGCAGACCGCAAGATGGCCATCCACAAGGAGCAGATGCTGGATCTTGAGCTGGAGCGGTTTATGGAACACGCCATCGGTTACAAGCCCAAGGGGGACACATGGATGTAGACGATCTTGAGATCCTCGCTGCGTCCGTCATCCTGCTGTACGAGGACCATCTCCGAGGCAAGGGAGACATCGTGTCTGCCACCGCCCTAGCTAGGGGCATGAGGATGATGCGGGAAACCGTATCTCCCGAAGTCATGGAAATGTGCAAGGAGTTCAAATGCCAAGCCCCTGCGAAGGCAAGAAGCTGAATGTCCCGTGGAAGACCCCCGGTGGACCGAAGAAGTCAGCCGTGTGCGTCAAGGACGGAGACAAGACCAAGATCGTCCGCTTCGGTGATCCCAACATGAAGATCAAGAAGCACATCCCCGGTCGCCGGAAGAACTTCCGTGCACGACACAACTGCGACAACCCCGGACCAAAGACCAAGGCACGGTACTGGTCATGCAAGGCTTGGTGAACTATGCCCCGCAAGGAACCCCGAAACTACAAGGAAGAGTACCGCGAGTACCACGGCAAGCCGGAGCAGATCAAGAACCGGGTAAGCCGGGACAAGGCCCGCCGGATGATGATCAAGAAGGGAAAGGTACGCAAGGGAGACGGCAAGGAAGTGGACCATCATGATGGCAATCCACGGAACAACCACCCCAGCAACCTGAAGATCATGTCTCGGAAGAAGAACCGACAGAAGGGCGACCGTTGATGCAGCTGTTGTTCAACACCTACAAGATCCCTGTTGTTGTTACAGAGATGCCTGAAGGTGACTTTGGACAGTTCTCCTTCTACCCTTATCCAGAGATACAGGTCAGTAATAAGCTGAACCAAGAAGTTCTTACCAGTACCATCCTTCATGAGACCATGGAGATGATCTCCGAGATCTACGGGCTGAACCTCGATGAGTCTCAGATCCGAACCTTGGAGGTCTCCCTGATGGCGATCTTCTTCCAGAATCCTTGGTTCTTGGAGCGTCTTCGCAAAGGCCCGGAGAATGCCATTACAGACCTTCCAGACTGGCCCCCTAGCCAGACCCTGCCGGATGCACCGGAAGCCTTGTAGGCCATTCTAGAGCCATTGGGAGACAAGCCATGCCGTTCAAGTCCAAAGCTCAACAGCGGTTCATGTTCGCTACCAAGCCAGAGATGGCCAAGCGGTGGGCCAAAGAGACTCCAAGCATTTCCAAGCTCCCTGAGAAAATGAAGATCAAGAAGAAGAAGTAGGGTCTGGAATGTTTGGTGAAAAAATCTGAGAGGGTTTGATATAGCGTAGCGCGCGCCGCGCCCCCCGGTGGGGGCCTGTGCGTTGCGCGTGGCGAGCCTCTTGCCGGTTGTTGGTTATCGGACTATGCGGCACTCCTGCTTTCCCGCGCGTGCGCGTGCGTGCGCGTGATGCGCGGGCGCGCGAATATTGGAGTCGCTCCGTCTCTCCCTCCCCGTTTGTTATCGGCCCTCAGTCTCAGCACTGAGACTCTGAAACAATCTTCGTCAAATTCTGCGGGAACTACTTGCACCGCGCCGATTCACTGGCAAGATGCATCCATCGGACGGCAACCCCGCAACTCCGCAGGGCCCGGATCGATCAAAGCGAAAGGCAAGAGAACATGAAGGCTAAGAACCGCAACACGAAGTCAGAGACCGCAACTGCC